GATCGCGTTGCGCATGCATTAACCACTTTGGCGAGTGGCATCGGCAATATTGCTGAAGCAGCACCTGTCGCAACAGCCGCATTAGTCGCACTCGCAGGTGGTTTTGTTGCCTACAAAAGCGCGAAGGCGGCATGGAATATCGGCCGCGGTGCGATTGATCTTGCGCGCGGTTCAGTCTTGACCCGCAGCAAGGGCAAACTACCGGGCAAATTGGGGCAGATGCTAGATGCCGTTACCGGTGGCCCAAGTGTGGGCATACAGCAGGTTTATGTCACCAATTGGCCCGCTGGCGGCATGGGTGGATCTGATGGTTTTGATTTACCTGACCGCAAGGGCCGTACGGGTCGAGTGAATCGTGTTGGTCGTGCTCTTGGCCGAATGCGTGCAGGTCTGAATGGCACGGGTGGTCGTGTGGTCGGTGGTGCTCTGGAACTGGCCAGCAAAGCTGGCCGGCCCGGTATGGTAATGGCCAATCTTGGTCGTGCAGCACTGATGGCGCCCACGCTGGGCGCTCTAGGAAGTCTTGGTGCCGGAGGTTTGGCAGCCGCAGGAGGGATGGTCACAGCAGCCGGCGCAGCGGGTTATGGCATTGGCACGCTCGTCAACAAAGGGATCGGCAAGATAACCGGCGGTGGTGATGGTTGGCTCGGTGACTGGCTGTACGACAAGCTGCATGGCGATGAAATGGCAAAGATCACTGCGCCTGTTTCGTTTACTGAAATTAATGCGCTGCGCGTCAAACAAGGCAAACCGCCATTGCCGCCACCTGGAACAACAAAGCTGCCCAGCCCAACGATTCCTGTCGTCGTACCTCCGCAGACAGCAGAAAAAACAACTACGCCCGCTTCCGCGAACAAGCCAATGCAAGTGTCCTTCGCCCCGACAGTGCAAGTCACTGTGCACGGCGATGTCAAAGATCCGCGCCAATTGGCTCAGGATTTAATGCCGCACCTAAAGCAGTTATTCGGGGAGTTTCAGCAGCAACTGCAGCGCAGCGCTTTGCATGATGCAGCACACGTTTGACCTTCACAGGAAACCATTAGATGGAATACATCGCATCACTGGAATCCGGTCTCAAGCAAGTGAGTACGGCTGGCGCTACCGGGCAACGTAATATCAATGGCGTCGCAGGTCCACTGACAGGGGCCGCCAGCAGTATTGGTGAAGGTGCCGATGCGCTGGCGCGCTTGCCTGGTATGCCCAAAGGCTTCGCTCAAAAAACCGGCCGACTTGTACGAGCGATCAGTACCGCCATGAAAAAAGTCGGCAAATTGCTGACCAAATATGATCAGGCATTGCGTGCGGTAAAAAATGCGCAGGCTGCGATTGCCAAGGTAGGCAAACAGCTCGATCGGGTAAAAAAGCTCTATGCCAAATTGACCGGTAAAGATGCCGCAGCAGCCAGCGTTAAACCGGTGGTCAAGTCGAGTTCGGTATTGGGAACCAAGACCAAGCGCCTGCGTACTCAATCTTTGCCGGATGCCACCGCTAAACGCCCCCATTTACTCATCCTGCTCGCAGACAAAGGTGAGCGTTTTTATTTCGGTCTTTCGACCGCGGCATTTGACACGCTCAAGCGGCAAGCAAGTTTCAATGTTGGCGCCCAAGAACGCCTTGGGCGACCAGAAGCCTTGCAGGCTGTCAGCCAAGGCAGTGAATCAATCACCCTCACCGGAGTGGTATTCGCAAGTCTGGCCGGCATCGGCCAGATCAAACGACTACGGCAAATTGGCCTGGCTATGAATCCACTGGAACTTGTAACTGGCTATGGCGAAACACTGGGGCGCTGGTATCTGACCAGTATTTCAGAAGACCAGGCCAACCTGTTGGCCGATGGCGTGCCTCGCCGGCAAGACTTCACAGTGGAGTTCAAGCGCTATGGCGACGACAGTCAGAACCTGTGATGGCGATCTGCTTGATGCATTGTGTTTTGCACATTACGGACACCTGCAAGGGTGTGTCGAAGCGGTATTGGATAGCAACCCAGGGTTAGCCCGATATGGCCAGCCATACCCAGCAGATCTGGGCATTATTTTGCCGGATATACCTGAGCCCGCCGCGGACAGCATCAACCTGTGGGACTGATCTGAGGGATCAAATCATGCGCGCTATTTTCCAGATTATCGCCAATACGCAAGACATCTCTGCACTGATTCAGGATCGATTGTTGAATCTCTCGCTCACCGACAAAGCGGGGCTCGATTCTGATCAGTGTGAAATCCGGCTTGATGATCGTGACGGCAAACTCGCATTCCCGGCCAAGGGCGCAGTATTAAAGATATCGCTCGGCTGGCAGGGGAGGGGGCTGGCATTTATGGGGGCGTACAGCGTTGACGAGATCGAGTTCGAAGGACCACCAGCGACACTGATCATCCGAGGCAAGCCGGCCGAGATGGCCAAGCAGGCAAAAAACCCACGCAACCATGCCTGGGAAAATGTCTCGCTCAAGCAGATCGTGAAAGACATCGCTGCGCGCAATCACTGGCAAGCCGTCTGCAATATGGGCATTACCGTTCCGCGCGCTGACCAAGTCGGTGTTTCCGATCTGCATTTCCTGACTAAACTGGCCCGGCAATACAACGCGACGGCCACTGTGAAGGATGGAAAATTAATTGTCATGCCTCGTGCCGGCGGTAAATCCGCCACGGGGAAAACCCTGCCATCAGTAACACTGACGCCGAACGATGTCGCGAGCTACCGCTTCAGTTTTCCGGATCGCAGCAGTATTGGTAGCGTCAAAACCAAGGCTCACGATGCCAAGACCGGCAAGCGGATCGATATTGAGATCCCCAATCCGGATGCGCCCGAAGGTTCAAAAAGCGCCACGCACACAGATCGACACACCTATCCGAACGTCGCGGCTGCAAAAGCAGCGGCACAGTCCCGACTGGCCAGCCTCAACCGTGGCACGGCCGGTGGCAATCTGACTATGCAAGGCAGATCGGATCTAGCCGCCGAGAAAAACATTCAGATCAATGGCTTCAAGCGGGAAGTCGACGGGATCTATCTCGTGGAATCCGTCACCCACAGCTATGCCCGCGAAGGCTGGACCACTTCGGTGGAGTTTACCGCCGGCGCCACCGGCAAAGCCAAGGCTGGCCACGGCAAGAAAACGCCAAGACAAATCAAGATCGTGATTCCTGAAATGCCGCAGTGACCAAAGGATTCCCTAACACAGGCCACCGATTCGGTGGCTTTTTATTTTGGAGCAACCCATGAACAGACCCGCGATCCGCGACGGCATGGTCGTCATGCACGCAGACGACTTCGAACAACTACTGGAAAACGCCGCCCAACGTGGTGCGAAAAAAGCACTGGCCGATGTCGGCCTGGATGGCGAAAACGCCGCCAGTGATATCCGGGCACTGCGCAGCCTGCTTGAGGCATTCAACACCGCCAAGCTCACCGCCTGGCAAACCGTGATCCGCATGGTCACAACCGGTTTCGTGCTGGCGCTGGTAGCCGGCGCAGTCATCAAATTCAAAATCTTCGGAGGTGGACAATGATCGAAACGCTCTTGGGCGGTTTGCTGGGCGGAATTTTTCGGCTTGCGCCGGAAATGCTGAGGTGGCTAGACCGTAAAGGCGAGCGCGGCCACGAACTGGCAATGCAGGATAAAGCGCTGGAATTCGAGAAACTACGCGGCGCCCAGCGCATGCAGGAAATCGGCGCCAGCGCCGATGCCGCATGGAACACCGGCGCGCTGGAAGCATTGAAGGAAGCAGTTGCAGGTCAGGCGCGGCAGAGCGGCGTGCGCTGGGTAGATGCTTTGTCGTCCAGCGTGCGGCCGATCCTGACCTACTGGTTCATGGCGCTGTACTGTGCAGCGAAAATGGCATTGTTCGTGGCCTCGTTACGCGCAGGCCTCGATTGGACGGCTGCTGCGACGCTGTCGTGGACGCCGGCCGACCAAGCGCTCTGGGCCAGTGTACTGAACTTCTGGTTCCTTGGTCGTGTGTTCGATCGGGTGCGGCCATGATCGCAGTGCCGCAGGCAGCCATTGACCTAGCCAAGCGCTTCGAAGGGTTTGAGCGCCGGGTGAAGCATGGTGCGGTGATCAATGCCGTTCCCTACGTCTGCCCGGCAGGATTCTGGACGATAGGCTACGGCCATCTCTGTGATCCCAAGCACCCGCCGATCACGGAGGCAGAAGCTGAAGTCTATCTGGCGCGCGATCTGCAGACGGCACTGGCGGCGACGCTGCGCTACTGCCCGGTGCTGGTCACCGAGCCAGAAGCACGGCTCGCAGCCATCGTGGATTTCACATTCAACCTCGGCGCGGGCCGGCTGCAGACCTCGACGCTGCGGCGACGGGTTAACCAGCGGGACTGGGGCTCTGCGGGACAGGAACTGCGACGGTGGGTCTACGGTGGCGGAAAAGTGCTGCCAGGGCTTGTAACTCGGCGCGAGGCTGAAGCCCGTCTACTAGCGTCTGGCTGGCATCAGACCATCCGCGTTTGATAGACCATACCCGGCGAAAGCATCTCAGCAATATCTTCAAGAAGCGGGCGCAGTTTCTCGTGGTCGGATCGAGCAATCGCCATATCGATCCGAGACGACCAATGTTCATGCCTGTACAGGCTCTCCGCACACTCCAAGATTTCTCTTGCTGCGCGACTTCGGATTTCCTGCACCGGCGCCGACTCGCGCGACAGATGATTTGCAAGCGAAGTTTTGAACGATGAAACGTCTTCATCTCCAACCAATACAGCGAATGCGGCGAGTCCGCAAAGCCCCTTTTCCAGAATGCCCCATCCTGTTTGATATTTCCCACCTTTGAAAGTCCAGGACATGAGGCTCTCTCCGATTTCTATCGCAATTTCATCACAGCCGCGATTGCGCGCACTTATTGCGGCTTCGAATAAGGACTCGGTCATCTGTAAGTTCTCAACGAACGTGACGGATTCCTTGTCATCGGGAATCCATGTCAACGTAGCTATCAGCCTGCGCGCTTGCTTCCGAAGTTCACCTTGCCTGTGATGATCACATGCGGGCGCACTTGACACTACCAACAGGATTTCGGTCACGCCCGTGATCCAGTGGATCATGTCAAAGGCGAAGTGAGACTTCGCCTTTACAGCATCGAGAAGCAGCTCCTTCTCCGTTTGGTAAAGGCCATCCGCCCAACGCTCGATGTTCCGTATGACTGATTGGGCATCCGTGTTATCCGGCAGCGCTTCAGAGATCGCGTTCGTCAATGCCGTAAGTCGCGACCTCAAACTCTGCACGCTCGTCGACGAGTAGTACGGCCCTAGGCATGTGTTATGGCTGCTCGACAACGGAGTATCAGGCACGTTGAGAAATAACTTCGCCACCAAGGCAACATCTCGTCGGACTTCCCCAACGACGAAGTGAATGTCATGATTCACGCAGCGAAGTAGATCAAAGGTGAGATTCGCAAGCTGCGTCATGCCTTCCATTGTCACAGGGCGGTAATCCTCTTTCGCGCAGCCAGTACACGCGATCAAAGCAATTTTCTCGCTTAGCGTTGCTATGTCGTTAGGATCTCCATGCGCGAGGATATATTGCGCAGACTGCCCCATGAGCCGTTGTCCCTCTAACAGAACATCGGCCATGCCATGAGGAACGACGGACTGCACCCCGCTTGCAAGGTATCCGGCCGCGAGCTGCGCGTGGCTTTTCGAGGCATGCGGGGATGAGTAATCAATCCCGAGATACACCCGGACGAGTGCTGCCATTGCTTGCAGCGTCTGCTCGATCTGCTGCTCATCCCGGCGCGCAATCCCCCCCTGCAGGTTTTGCCGAAGGTGCTCCAACGTGTCGTTGATAAAGCCGTCACTTGAGAAAGGTTTTTCGACAAAATGGTTGTTGGAGTAGAACGTTTTCCCCTTGGAGTCGATGTAGGCGGCATTGACGCCAACAACGACGTTCAGTGCGGCACCGGAAACTTCATAATCTCCCTGCTCTGCATAGCGCCGAGCAAACGACATGACATGTTGAACTGCTCGTTTGGTGTCATCGGCCCATCGATTGTTGATCTGAAAAAATGCAGTACGGGCCAAGTCGTGCGTAGATTCCGACGGTGAAGACGTGAGACTTACACTTTCATCACGCTCAAGCAGCGGCATCGCGCGCTGAGCACGTCGTGCCCATATCTGCAATTCCTTACGAGTGTCTTGAATGAGTATGCCCAGTTGCTGCAATGGGTTGATAAGAAGCAAAGCGCGCCGATAGGCGTACATGAACGAGATCAGTATGAATACGACCGCCCATGAGGCTGCGAGCACGACGTACGCCAGCCGGGCCTGATCCGTAAAGGTCGACAGCGTTGCGACGCCTATAGCCAGGAGGAACGCCAACGCGAATGCACCGAGCAACTTTCCATCTGCACTCAGACGGCGAAATAGCCCGTGAGGCATACGCTCGATATTCACCTGCATGGCAAACAGTACGAGCGAGGTAACGATCGCAGCAGCTCCTATCAGCGCGCCTCCCACATTTAGGATCAGGCTGCGCAGACTCTCGAGTGCAGGTCCGGTCGAGTAATGGCTGAGAAGCACATTTTGGAGGACTGGAGACAGGTAGGCGGTTGCAGATACGAGCAGGAGAAGTACGGCATAAAAAGCGATATTGCCGTATCGAAGCTTCCACACTCCAAGCTGGTATTGGACCCTGTAGATGTGCTGCCACAACGCTGCGATTCGTCTTGCGACCGCTTTGCGCATGCGCTTTACGGCTAGGTCGATGTGGGATCGCCAAGACATGAGCAAGGATTACCTCTGACGCAATGCGACGAACTGGTTATTCGGCCCCTCAGACCGGATGTCGAGGTGCGGGCAATTCGACACCAAGTAGGCCAAAGGCCTCGTTAAGCTAAACGGGAAGAGGACCGGCAACGATTGCAAACTATTCGCAGAAATGGGTATACCAGCGTAACGCACAGCCGCCTCAATCAACCACACGGTGAGTGCATCGCTATCTATGGAAGTTGGCGCAAGGCGGATGACGCGCTTGCCTTTCTCTACACGTTCTATTGCGCCCCAATTCGCCTGCGTCTGAATCACGGCCTGTGTGGCACGCTTCGTTATCTCCCGTTCACCGTACGTTTCACTGATGCGCCGGTGGACTTCGGACACCGCACAATCCCCCTGAATCGACATTAATCGCCCAATGAATTCGGCAACTTTTCCAAAGTACGGGTATGTAGCAATCGCAGCACCCCATGCGTAAGTGGATAGATCACCCACATTTTCTGTAGCTTTGAAAATTTGCGCGCCACGGTCTATGAAATCTGTCAGACCAGCTCTTGGCTCTAGTACAAGTGCGTTTAACTTAGTGCGGGTCTTTGCTTTGGCCTCTTTCCCAAGGCCAACGGTATCAAGCAGTTCATTCAGCTCATCTAGACTCGCCGTACCTGCGCGTACCTTCAGCGCAACCGCCACCCAATCAAGCTGGATGAACCGATCGAACCCGATTTGAGGGGCTGATGTATTCATTCGTTTCCAATCACATATTTAACTTTCACAAACGGCACGATCA